TGGGCCGGTGCTGGCCCAATACCCGCCTCGCGGCCGGGCGCTCCCAAGACCGGGCTCGAAGCCTGGGCACCCAGGCAGGCCGCACTTTTCGCCCACGCTGTGAAGCGTCGGTTTGCTCAGCGCCGGGGCCTCGTGCCCCGGCCCGATAGAAAGGCAGTAACATGAAAACGAGTGACTTGATCGAAGCGAGGGGCGCGATCGTCGCTCGCATGAATACCGCCCATGAGGCGGATGATAACGACGCTTTCAACGCGGCGGAAACCGAGCTGCGGGCGCTCGACGCCAAGCTGGCGCGGGCGCGCAAGATCGACGCGATGGAACGCGCCGAGCCGGGCACCCCCATCAATGGCGAGGGCAAGCTGGCGAGCGAGATTCGCTCGCGCTTCAGCGTTTCGCGCGCCATCGCTGGCGCGGCCGGGCTGGCGGTGGATTGGGGTTTCGAGCGCGAGGTGCAAGCCGAGCTGGCGAAGCGTGCCGGGCGATCGGCCGAGGGCGTCTATGTCCCGACCGAGGTTTTCGAGACGCGCGTGCTCACCACCTCGACCGGCTCCGAGCTGGTGCCAACCGAGCATCGCCCCGACCAGTATATCAGTGCGCTGGTGGCGAGTTCCGTTGTGCGGGGCCTGGGCGCTCGCGTGCTGAGCGGCCTTGTCGGCAACCTCAGCATCCCGCGCGAGACGGACAGCCCGGCAATCGGCTGGGTGGCAGAGAACGCGGCGCTTTCCGCCGACGATGCCAATTTCGACGCGGTGACGCTGAGCCCCAAGCACGCGGGGGCGCTTAGCGAATGGAGCCGCAACATGCTGCTCCAGGCGAGCCCGGACGTGGAACAGCTCTTGCGCCAGATGCTCGCGCGCAATCTCGCGCTGGCAATCGACAAGGCGGCGATCAACGGCGGCGGCGCCAACGAGCCCGATGGCGTGCTGGCGACGGCGGGCATCGCCACACAAGCCTATACGACCGACCTTTTTACCACCACGGCGCTGATGATCGAAAAGGCGGACACGGCCAACGTGGCGACGGCGCGGCGCGGCTTCCTCACCACCCCGCTGATCCGGCGAATCTGCATGTCGGAGCTGGACGCCAACAAGCTGCCGGTGCCCGTCTCAGCAATCTTCCATGATGAGCCCGTCACTTTCTCTAACCAGGTGCCGACCAACCTGGGGACCGGCGATGAGCACGGCCTGCTCTATGCCGACTGGAGCGAGCTGCTGATCGGCATTTGGAGCGAGATCGACATTCTCGTTAACCCGTTCGAGAGCACGGCCTACAGCAAGGGCAATGTCTCGATCCGGGCGATGGCGACCGTGGACACGGCGCTGCGGCACCCGCTGGCGTTCGTGTCGGCAACGGGCGTCGAAACGACCAGCGTGGCGATCGCGTGATGGCGGCTGGGGGCGATATGGAACGGCGGGCCTTTTGCGAGGTTCGCGCGGCCGGGCGGCGTATCGAGGGATATGCCGCCACGTTCGGGAGCATGGCCAACATCGGCTCATACCAGGAGCGTATCGCCCCCGGCGCGTTTGCTGGCGCGCTGGCGGGCGACGTGCTCGCCATGCTCGACCACGATCCCGGCAAGGTGCTGGGGCGCACCCGCTCGGGCACGCTCAGGCTAAGCGAGGATGGCCGGGGGCTGGCGTTCAGCCTCGACCTTCCCGACACGCAAGCCGGGCGCGACGTTCAGGCGCTTGCCGAGCGGGGCGACCTGGGCGGCATGTCGTTCGGCTTTCGCGTGCCCGAGGGCGGCGAAAGCTGGCAGGGCAACACCCGCACGCTTCGCTCGATCGACTTGCAGGAAATCAGCGTCGTTTCCGCATGGCCCGCCTATCCCGACACAGAATTGGCGCTGCGGGGCCGCCCGGCGACCCGCTCGATTGTGGAGGTGCGGCGTAGGAAGCTCGTTCTGGCGAGGGCTGGCGTATGAGCATGATGGAGCGCATTGCGGCCCGCCTGGGGTATGAGAAGCGCGCGGGCGATGATCCGAGCTGGGCGGCGCTTGCGCCGGGCGTCGGCTACATGGCTGGCCTGAGCGCGCGTTGTGCCGAAAACCTCAGCACGGTGCTCGCCTGCACCAACGCAATCGCTACGGCGCTCGCCTATGTCCCGGCGCTGGTTTACCGGCGCGACGGCGACGGCAACAGGATCGAGGCGGCGGCGCACCCGCTGGGTAAGATCGTGCGCGGCGGCGTCAATCCGCAAATGAGCTGGCCCGACTTTGCCGAGCATTGGATTGCCAGCACGCTGCTCACCGGCAACGGCCTGGCGACGATTGAGCGGAGCGGCAACGGCCAGCTCGCGGGCTTCCGCTATATCCCCTGGGGCACTGTGACGGTTGCCGAGCTTGCCAGCGGACGGCTCGCCTATGACGTGACGGACGGCCGGGGCAACACCCGCCGCTATCTTGAGGGCGAGGTGCTGCACCTCAGGGACCGCACCGATGATGGTAAGATCGGCCGCTCGCGCCTCAGCCGGGCCGCTGAGACGGTTTCGGGCGTGCAGGCGGCCAATGCCCATGCGGCGGCCTTCCTGGGCAACGGGGCGTCCCCTAGCGGCGTGATCGAAGTTCCGGGCACCATGAAACCGGAACAGCGGACAAGCCTTCGCACGAGCTTTCAGGATCGGCACGGCGGCGCGAGCAACGCGGGCTCAACGCTGGTGCTCGACGGTGGCATGACGTGGAAGGCGGCGCAAATCAGCCCCGAGGATGCCGAGCTGCTGGAAACCCGCAAGTTCGGCGTGATCGAGCTTTGCCGCTTGTTCCAGGTGCCCCCGCCGATCGTGCAGGCATATGAGAACAACACCTTCACCAATGCCGCCCAGGCGGGCTTGTGGTTCGCCACGTTCTGCCTGAGCCCCTGGGCGCGCAAAATCGAGGCTGAGTTTGCCCGGAGCGTGTTCCCGGCGAACGGACCTTACGAGCTGGAGCTGGACCTTTCCGGCTTCCTTCGCGGCGATCCCGAAACCCGCTGGAACGCGCACAAGATCGCGATCGAGGCGGGCGTGCTCGATCCCGAGGAGGTGCGCCAAATCGAGGGCTGGAATCCGCGCCGTGCTGACGGCGGTAACGAAGGCGCTCAGGACATGGGAGGGCAAGCCGATGGCTGATCCCCTTGTGACGCTCGAGGAAGCAAAGGCGCACCTTCGCGTGCTCAGCGACGATGAAGATACGCTGATTGCGCTCTACATCGGCGCGGCCTCCGATGCCGTGCGCGACGTGGCGAGCGATTGGGATGGCGAGGGCGAGGTGCCCGACCGCCTCAAACTGGCGGTGCTCGCGCGCGTGGCGATCATGTTCGACAATCGCGAGAGCGTGCAATCCGGCGCTGGCGAGCTGCCCATGCTCACCCCCTTGCGGACGCTGGAGGTATAGATGGACGCGGGCGGCCTCGATCGGCTTGTGACGCTCCAGCGCGCCACCTGGGAAACCGATCCTTACGGACAGGAAATCGCCACCTGGCACGATCTGGCGACCGTCTTTGCCGAGGTTCGGCAATCGGGCGGAAAAGAGTTTTTCGCCGCCGCGCAAATCCAGGCGTCCAAGCGCGTTGTGTTTTTCATCCGCTGGTATCCCGGCCTGACGGTGCTTGATCGCGTTTCCTATGATGGCACCCTGCATAACATTGCCGAGGTGCGGGAAATCAGCCGGCGCGACGGCGTGGAGCTGCACACGGTAGCGGCTGCATGAGCAAGCGCGCGGCCTTCTCCGAATCGGAGCTTCGCCGCTGGGCGCGCATAGCGCGTGCCGAGGGCGTTGCCATTCGGGGCACCCGCGATGCACAAGGTAACGTCACCGTTGTTATCGACCCTGCCGCCAGCCCGGCCCGGAATGACAACAGTTTTGATCGGCTGATTGGAGGCGCGGCATGAAACGGCGCTGGCTCCCGCAATGGGTTTCCGAATACCGCGATCGGCACGGCAAGCCGCGCTATCGCTTCCGGCGCAAGGGCTATGCCCAATACCTTTTCCAGCACGCGCCGGGGACAGAGGGCTTTCGCGCGGAATACAAGGCTTGCGTTGACGGCGTTGCGGCCGAACCGATCGAGCCCGGCGCGGGGCGGGCAAAACCGGGGAGCTTCAACGACCTCGTTAACCGCTATTACCGCTCCCCCGACTTCCTCGATCCAGGCGACCGGACGCGAGAGGTATATCGCGGCGTGATCGAGCGTTGGCGCGCCAAGTATGGCGAGGGCATGGTGCGCGACCTCCAGGCGCGGCACGTCGAAAGCATGATGGCCGAAATGCTCCCGCACCGAACGGCCGCCAATATGCGCAGGAAACGGCTCAGGGCGCTAATGGACTTTGCCATCCGGCAAGGCATGGCGACGACCAATCCAGTTGCAGCAACGAAGCCCTACAAGGTGGAAACCGAGGGCTTCCACACTTGGACCGAGGACGAGATTGCTGCCTATGAAGCGCGGCACGCGATCGGCACGAAAGCCCGCCTTGCGCTCGATTTGATGCTGTGGACCGGCCAGCGTGGCGGGGATGCCCGCGTGATGGGGCCGCCCAATATCCGCAACAAGCGGCTCCAGGTGACGCAGGAAAAGACCGGCGCGACTGTCTCGCTCCCGATCCTGGCACCGCTGGCGACTTCGATCATGGCGACCAAATCGGGCGCGCTGGTTTTCCTGCTCAGCGAGCACGGCAAGCCTTACAGCCGCAAGGGATTCGGCAACAAGTTCCGGCAATGGTGCGACGAAGCGGGCTTGCCCCAATGCTCAGCGCACGGGCTCAGGAAGGCGGCCGCGCGGCGTTTTGCCGAGGCGGGTTGCAGCAATCAGCAAATCAAATCGTGGACCGGGCACACAACCGACAGCGAGGTTTCCCGCTACACGGCGGCGGCCGATCAACAGGCACTTTCGGATGATGCGGGCGAGATGCTGATGGCTAACCTTCGCAAACGGTTAGCCAACGAGGGCGCTAATGCCTTGGAAAAGGAAGCGTAAATGCAAAAGGTGGCGCACCCGACAGGATTCGAACCTGTGACCTCTGCCTTCGGAGGGCAGCGCTCTATCCAGCTGAGCTACGGGTGCCCGAGAAAACGCCTCGCGGCGCCGCGTCGGTTAGCAACGCGGGCGCGGCGCGCCAAGC